CGACCAGGGCAAGCGCTATTTCGGCGTGGGTTCCCAGCTCGCCCTCATGTTCGACGCCTGGTTCAAGAACAACAGGAAAACCAAGCTCACCGTCATCGCTCTTGACGATGCTTCGGCTGGTGTCATGGCGACGAAAACCCTCACCATCACAGGGCCGGCTACTGCCGCCGGAACGCTCTATCTCTATATCGGTGGAAAGCTCGTATCGGTAGCCGTTACGCTTAACATGACCGCTGCGCAGCTTGCAACGGCCATCGTTAACGCAATTACCGCCGATACCTCGCTTCCCTACACCGCGGTTGCTGTGTCGGGAATCGTCACCCTCACCTGCAAATGGAAGGGCGAAACCGGAAACGTCATCGACGTTCGCCTGAATTATTATTCGGGCGACGCGACTCCCGCCGGCATCGCCATCACCATTGCCGCCGGGACCTCAGGCGCCACGAATCCTGACGTCACGGATGCGATCGCGGCTTTCGGACCCATACAGTACCAGATCGTCGCATGCCCCTACGTGGACTCTGCAAACATGGCGCTGATCAAGGCAGAGCTCGCGGATCGCTGGAGCCCGACCGTCCAGAAAGAGGGATTCTGCTTCATTGCCAAGGACGACACCCTCGGCAATCTTGAGACATTTGGGGGCCTCACCAATTCTCAATTCTTCTCCACGCTTGGCCTCCACAGTTCTCCAACCCCCTCCTTTGTCATCGCCGCAGCCTACGCCGCCGTCATCGCCTTTTATGGCGAGATCGACCCCGCTCGCCCTTTCCAAACTCTCGAGCTCAAGGGAGTCCTCGCTCCAAACCAGGCTGACCGATTCACGGTCGAGGAAGATAATATCCTCCTCTACGACGGGATCTCCACAGCCTACGTCGGGCCAGGCGGAGAAGTCAGGATCCAGCGCGCCATCACTATGTATCGCAAGTCCGCGCTCGGTGCCGATGATGATTCCTACCTTGATGTTACCACGGTCCTCACCCTCGCCTATCTGCGCTATTCGCTCCGCACGAGGATTCAGAACAAATACCCCAGGCACAAGGTAGCGAACGACGGAACCCGATACGGCCCTGGCCAAGCGATCGTTACTCCGTCCGTCATCAAGGCCGAATGCGTCGCGCTCGCTCGACAGTGGGAAACTCTCGGCCTGGTTGAAGGTGCTGACGCCTTCACAGCCTCGCTCATCGTTGAACGCAACAGCTCGGATCCCAACCGGATCGATATCCAGATGGCGCCCGACCTCGTCAATCAGTTCATCGTCGCCGGCGTCCAGATCAAATTCATGCTGCAGGGCGCCGAGGTTGATACCACGGCTACAACCACGGCTACTGCATAAGGAGATAGAAGATGTCCAACTTAATTGCTGGAACGATAGCGTTCAAGGTCGACGGCACCCAGCTCCTCGCGAAGGGGAACTTCTCCTGGAACCTCGGCCATGCCAAACGTGAGGCCGTAATGGGCTCCGATGGCTTCCATGGCTATAAAGAAACCCCCCAGGTCCCGTACATCGAGGGCGAGATCACCATCGACGCCGACACCGACGTCACCGGGATCCTAGATACGGTTGACGCAACGGTCACGCTCGACCTCGCGACAGGGAACTCGATCGTCCTCTCGGGCGGGTATTACGCCGGAGATGGAAAGGGCGAGACCGAGGAAGGCAAACTCACAATCCGCTTCGAGGGATCATCTGCGGAGGAAGTGTAAATGGCCGATAGAAAATTCCTGAATCCTGAAGAAGTCATTGAGACGTGGGGCAAGGACTTTGCCCCTTTCTCAACCGACAAGAACGTCAGGTTCACTGAAACTGAAATCGGCTTCAAACTCTCCAGGCCCATGAACATCGGCGTAGGGGAGCCTATCGACGAGCTCTTTGTTCATGAGCCAAACGTCTCAGACCTCAAAGAGACCGATGCCGCCCCCGGGGAGATTGCAAAATCGGCCATCCTCCTGCGTGTCTTGGCTGGAGTCCCACAGTCGGCGATCAACAAGATGCGCGGCCGGGACTTCATCAGAATCAATCAGGTACTCACACTTTTTTTAGTCGATTCCCCTCCAACTGGGGAGACGCCCTCGGCGACATAACGTGGTGGTTCCACTTTCAGCCGTCTGAGACAGGAAGGTTTCTGGCGGCTGATGTGTGGTTTTGGTGGCGGCAGTACGAACGGCTGGCAAAGGAACTTTCCCGATGAAATCTTTTGCAATTGGAATGATCCTCAAAGCCATCGACCAGGTCTCAGGGCCGCTGACGGGTATCGGCGGAAACGTCGCGAATTTCCAAAAAAAGGTTGGCACCTCTGCCGTAAATGTCTCGAATGCTTGGCATCAGACAGGACAGGCTCTTGCGAGCCTCGGCCTACGAGCTGCGGCGGTGGGTGGCGGGATATTCGCGATTGCAAAAACTACCGCAACCTACGGAGCCGATACCGAGAAGATGGCGAATATCCTCGGAATGAGCACGGATGCTCTCCAGTCGTTCCGTTACGTAGGGAAGATGGCAGATGTCGACATTGAGGACATGGACACAGCCCTAAAGAAATTCACCGTCAACCTGGGCAAATCCGCTGATGGTGGCGGGATCGCAAAAGGGGCTCTCCACGCCCTTGGGATTACCGCGAAAGAATTGAAAGCCGCGGGGCCGGATAAAACACTCATGGTTATTGCTGACAAGTTCTCGAAAATAAAAGATCCTTCGATCAAGGCTGCGCTTGCCGTGGAGCTTTTTGGAAAGAACGGCGCCGGAATGGTGAATGTTCTTTCCGGCGGGTCCAAGAGCATCAAGGAGATGCAGGATAGAGCAAAGGCGCTCGGAATAGTGCTCGATCAGGATGGGATACGATCGGCTGAAGAATTTGAGAATGCATGGAAAGAAACCACCATGACGCTGGGGTCCTTAAAAAACATTCTTGGCGTAGCCGTCATGCCAACTATCAAAAATGGCATGGAATCCATTACAAAGTGGATCGTTAAAACACGTGCATGGGCAAAAGAAAATCCCGAACTCGCAAAGACCCTTTTGAAAGTTGGCGCCGGTTTTGCCGGACTGGTCATTTTTGGTGGTCCCCTTCTGAAAACAGGGCTTTCGATCGTCAATCTCGTTCTTGCATTGAGCAAGCTTAAATCCGTTATAGGTGCCGCTGGTGGCCTCGGTAAGCTTCTTTCCGGATTCGGACCTGGTGCCGGGAAATTCCTTCTCATCGCCGCAGTCATCGGTATCGCCGCATACCTGATTTATAAGAATTGGGACAAGATTGGGCCTGTACTGAAAAAAACTTTCAATGACTTCAAGCCGTGGATACCAGCAATCGCCGGGGCCACTCTCGCTATATGCGCCCTGAATATTGCCATGGGTTTGAATCCAGTAGGAGCAATTATAATTGGCGTCTCATTACTTATTTCCGGTCTCATCTACCTGGTTAAGAACTGGGACAAGGTAAAAGAGACCTTCTCCAAGAGTCTCAAGGATATTGGTGGATTTTTCACTTCGGTATGGGATGGCATCAAGCTGGGTGCTTCCAGTGTATTTGATTGGTTGAAAAAATCATTCTTCACGGTCGCGGACGGGATCCTCACGGTATTCGGCGGGATCATCAAGACAGTTCTGGGTGCTGCAGGTTCAATCGGAAAGCTCTTCGGAATTGATACCTCTGGGCTCGATGCTGTTATTGGGAAGATAAGTGAGCTACAGACCAAGATCCATGGGCAATCATTCTTTGCAGACCAGCCAGGACAAGATATACGCCCGGCTATCTCACCCGGTTCAATTGTAAAACCAATCATCACGCCATTCTCAAAAAATAGGGATCAGAATCCAATCACCCTGAACAATCAGATCACCGTTCCTTTTCCCTCTCGACCAGCAGCCTCGCCAGCCAAGAAGGTAGAGACAGGAATAGGAGCTCGTGCTCAGACGGCATCGACGCAGCGCCAGGTCAACGATTCATCGATCCTTGTCAAATTCCAGGATCTTCCCAGGGGAACGAAGGTGACGCCTGAAAAAGTTGGTGGTGATCTCCAGCTCGACATGGGCTATGCGGGAGCCGCCTATTAAACTTCAACCCGCATCCTTTCGGGGCGCCTCTTTCGGAGTCACTTCCGATAGCCTCGATACCGGCCGGCGCACGGTCAAGCATGAATTCCCCGGTAGGGAAAAGCCTTACGTTGAAGATCTTGGCCGCAAAACCCGGTCCTTCTCTATCGAGGGCTTTGTCGTTGGAAAGGACTATACCGATCGAAGGAATGAGTTGCTTTCTGCTCTTGAGCAACCGGGAACCGGTGTCCTCATTCATCCCTATTATGGAGAGA